TCGTGAGCGTGGGCGTGCGTGGGCATGCGCATCAAGACAGTAAGCTCTCCTCGGCCGGGATCGCCGCCAACCACGAGTTTGGGCTTGGCGTGCCCGAGCGCCCCTTCATGCGGCTGACCTTTGAGCAGCGTAAGGACGACATCCAGCGGCTCACGCGCGAACTCGAAAAGCGCGTCCTCGAAGAGAGGATGACCACCGAGCAAGCGCTCGCGGTCCTCGGGTCGGCCGCGGTGGGATACATCCGCTCGACCATCGACGCCGGCGTTCCTCCGCCGCTCTCGCCCGAGACGATCAAGCGCAAGGGCTCATCCAAGACGCTGATCGACACGGCGCAGATGAAGGGCGACATCTCGTACGAGGTGCACCGTGGCAACTAACCCGCTCGCGCGTCCGGATTGGCCCGCCATCACGGCCGCCATTCACGCGATGGTAGCCGATGTCATGCCGCGCGTGAGCGGCGATGCGGACACGCCGAGTGACGAGGACGACCTTCCCATCTACTGGTCGCGCGAGGACGCGGGGCTCCCGGTCGGCCGTGACTACTGGGTCGAGCTGTCGATCCGCTCGAGCCGGGATCTCGGTAGGCCGGAAGTCCGCAAGAGCGACCATCCGTCGCCGACGCCTGGCGGTGAGCGGCGGGTGATCATCACCACGCCGAGCACCTTTGTGCTCAGCATCAAGGCGCCGAGCAACCTCCAGGCTCCAGGCGCCGCCCAGAACTCGCGCTCCATCCTGAGTGCCATCCGCCTGGCGCTCGTTGCTCCGGAGTATGTGGCGAGCTTCCTGGCTGCAGGGTTCGCGTTTTCGCGGGTGGTCCGCGAGCTCGGCGAGTTCGAGGACCGGCGCAGCGGACGCGATCGCTCGTACGCGATCCTCGACGTCCAGTTCAATACGGCCAGCGCGTACGAGGCGCGGCCGGATACCTACATCGAGACGGTGCGTGTTGCCGGCAAGCTCGGTGAAGCCTCTCTGCCTGTAGAGGAGTTCGTCTGATGGACATCAGCCAGATCGTCGACGTCCAGATCGACGTCAAGTCCGCCTCGCTCTCGCGCGCGGCCTTCAACGTCCCTCTTTTCGCCGGCTACCACACCGCCTGGCCCGAGCTGGTCCGTACGTTCTCCTCGATTGACGACCTGGCGACGGCGGGCATCACAAGCTCGCATGCCATCTACCAGGGCGTTGCGGCGATGCTCAGGCTCTTCCCGCGCCTCGGCTCCTTCAAGGTCGGCAAGCTAACGACTGGGCGCACGGTGCTCAAGAGCCTCACGCCCACGATCATCACGCCCGGCAGCGCGCAAAAAGTGAGCTTCCGGCTGCCTGGTGGCGTCAAGGTAGCGGTCAGCACAACCAATGGCGCTTCCGACACCATTGCCACGATTGTCGCGGCACTGACCGCAGCCATTCAGGCGAGCACCGCTGCGTCCTATCTCACGGCGACCGACAGCGGAACGCACGTCACGATCACCGGCGATTCCGCGGGGACCATGTTCGGGATAAGCGATCTCGGCGGAGGGCTCCTGGTGCGCGACGTGACGGTCGACCCGGGGATCGCTGCGGACCTCGATGCCATCCGCGCCTTTGACAAGAAGTGGTACGGGCTCCTGATCGACACGCACGGCAAGGAAGAGATCCTCGCTGTGGCGGCGTGGGCCGAGCTCAAGCCCGTACTGTTCGTCCCCACCACCGGGGACAGCGACTGCCTCGACCCGAACGACACCGCGAACGTGCTGCACGAGCTCGACGCACTCGCCTACCACCGGACCATCCCGATGTGGCGCCGCGATCCGCTCAGCTACGGGGGCGCGGCCTGGGTGGGCCGGATGTTCGCGAAGATGCCCGGCGCTGCCAGCTGGCAGGACAAGGACCTCACAGGTCAGGAGAAGGACGTCCTTTCCGACGGGGAGATCGGCGCTCTCAGGGCCAAGCACGGCAACTTCTACGTCGACGTGGGCGGGCTCGGCGCGACCTTCGAGGGCTGGGCGTCGAGCGGCCGCTTCGCCGACATCACGCACGGCGTCGATGACCTCGCCTCGAAGATGGCCGAGGACATCTACCTGTGGAAGCGAAGCCTCGACAAGATCGACTACGACGAGGACGGCATCAGCGCAGCCAAGGGCGTGGTGCGTAAGACGCTCCTTGGCTTCGCGCGCCGCCCGCGCAACTTCATCATCGAGGACACGATCGACGTCCTGGCGCCGACGCTGGCGGAGATCGATCCCACCGATCGCACCAACCGCGTGCTCAACCAGATCACTTGGACCGCCGAAGCGCGGGGTGCGATCCACAAGTTCACGATCCGCGGCTCGATCGCTGCGTAAAAGGAGCTCGCGATGGGTGCTGCGAGAGAAGCCAATCCACGCCGAAACCTGCTCCAAGTGGGCGGTGCGCCGATCAGCGGCTTCGGCGAAAACACGATGTTCAAGTTCACGAAGAACGCCCCGTTCTACAAGAACAAGCGCGGCGTCGACGGCGAGGTGTCTCGCTCACGCATCCTCGACAACAGCTGGATGCTCGAAGTGACGCTCATGTCGACCAGCCAGAGTAACCAGTTGCTCTGGGGACTCGCGCTCTCCGAGGCGTACACGTTCGTGAACATCGAGGACCTCAACGGGCTGACGCTCTTCACCGCCGAGCAGGCGTGGATTGAAGAGCCGCCTCCCGTGGAGCGCGGCGCAGACGCGAAGGAGCAGGTCTGGAAGATCTTCTGCGCCGACGCGAAGGGAACCATCACCGGCACGTGAAGGGTGCTCGGTGATGCTTCGGATGAGGAGACGACATGGCGATCCAGCGGAAGAAGAAGGACATCGGCGGCGTCACCTATCACGTCATGCAGATGGGCGTCGAAGAGGCGCTGTCGTGGCAGCCGCTCTTGTTCGAGGCGGCCGGCGAAGCGCTCGGGTCCATGGGCAAGACCAACCCCGCCCTGATGCGCGAGCTGTCGGCCGGCTCCATTGCGGTGCTGATCGGTCCGGCGATTAGCGCGCTCATGCGCTCGCTCGGTCCGCGCTATCGCGAGCTCGTCGCGGCGTTCGCTGCTCGCACCCAGGTCGCGGTGAAGGGACGCGATGGACAGCTCGAGCTGAAGGACCTGACTTCCTCACTCCAGGATGAGCTCTGGGTCGGCGCGTACAACCACCAGCTCACCTGGTTTCTGTTTTCGCTCGAGCTGAACTTCGGGTCTTTTTTCGGTGGGCTATTCGAGGCCAAGCCCGGCGAAGAAGGCGGCCTCGAGGCGCTCACGAAGAGGTTGTCGAGCTTGCTGTCCCAAAGGAGCTCGACTGGCGCATCTGGCGCGTCGCAACCAGCGGCTTCGTGAAGGACTCGCTCATCGAGATCCAGACCCGCTGGAGCCTCGATGATCTTGTCCTCGCGCACGTCGCAATCGACTTTCGAGAGGACCTCGAGGACCTGAGGAGACCTACCGCGTGATAATCGATGAGCTGATCGCCCTGCTCGGATTCAAGGTCGACGAGGGTAGCGCCTCGAAGGCCAAGAACGCCTTCGGCGGCGTTGAGGCGGCGGCGAACAAGCTTGCAGGCGCGCTTGGCGCTGCGGGGCTCGCGGCGGGCTTCGTGAAGCTGGTCGAGTTCGGGCACGCGGCGGCCGAGACCATGGACCGCGTCGACACACTCTTCGGCCCTGCAGCCGAGGGAGTGACCGAGTGGTCCGACGCGTTCGGGCGCGAGGTGGGTCGGAGTCGGCGGGACTTGCAACAGATGACTGCCACGGTCGGCGCCATGGTCGCCCCGATGGGCGTCGGGCAGGACGCGGCCGCCGAGATGGGCAAGGGCCTGGCCGAACTCGCCGTGAGCCTCGCCGAGCTGAACAACGCTGAAGACACCGCGACCCTCGATGCGCTGCGGATGGGGCTCACGGGCAACACGCGCGCGCTCAAGCAGTACGGGCTCATCGTCGACGAGACGGACCTCAAGGAGGCGGCTCGCGAGCTTGGCATCAACAAGGGTATCAAGGCGCTTTCCGACGCAGAGCGCGCACAGGTTAGCTATCAGGCGATTCTGACCAAGGGCACCAGCATCACCAAGGCGGGACTCGACCCCACCGAAGCGCTCGAAGCGCGGCTGCAGAACCTACGCGACACCATCGGGCTGAAGCTCTTGCCGATCGCCGACTGGCTCGCTGAAAAGCTGATCATCGCGATCGACTTCTTCGAGGGGCTCGCCAAGAACACGCACTTAGTCGAGGCGGCCTTCGCGGTCCTCGCGCCGATCGCGATCTCCACTGCCTGGTCGTTGATCGCTCCGTTTCTGCCTGTCGTTGGGCTGTTCGCGGCCATCGTGCTCATTGTCGAGGACCTGTACACCCTCTTCACCGGCGGCGACTCTGTCATCGGGAGGTTCATCGACAGCTTGGGCGGCGCAGGGACCTCCGCTGCGGTCGTTGAGACGCTCAAGGATGCGTG